ATGGATGGGGTCAGTGCAAGCCCTTATCGCATGGGCTATCAGCTGATCAATAGAGTACGTGGCCTCATCCAGCCATATTCAAATCCACATACGTTAGTAGGTTAACGTGCCAGCAGCAATAACTACACTCAGGGGCACACTAGCAACAGATTTAGCAAACGCTGGGGTGTGGTCAACATTTGCATACCCACCAGCTACATTATTGGCTAACAGCGTAGTTGTAACACCAGGCGATCCGTATTTAGTGCCAACTAACAATGATCAAATTACATTATCACCACTGGCTAATTTTAGAATTTTAATGGCAGTACCAGCACTAGATAACCAGGGCAATTTAGCAGGCATGGAAGATTTTATAGTCGCAGTCGTAACTAAATTAGCAGCATCATCTTTAGTGCTAAACATATCAAGTGTCTCTGCTCCAGCCATAACAAATGCGGCAAGTGGAGATTTATTAACGTCAGAAATAACAGTATCCATACTAACGAGCTGGAGTTAAAATGAGCAAAGAAGAGGACATAGCCTTCTTAATTAAGACAGGCCAGATTAAAGAAGAACCTAAAGGCAAAGCAACAACCAACAAGAATGACGAGGAGTAACAATGGCAATATACTTAAATAATAACGTTGGCGTTAAGTTGGCTACAGCTGCTGCGCCTACAACACCATCTATTGACATTAGCTCATATGTGAGCAGTGCAGTAATTAATAAAGTGGTAGATGAGTTAGAAATTACAGCTATGGGTGATTCATCACATAAATACGTGGCTGGACTAGAAAACTCAACATTTACTATTGATTTTAATAATGACTGGGCATCAAGCCAAGTTATGCAGACATTAAACGCAGCATTTGGTACAACTTTGTCAGTATCAGTAATTACTGTTAAAGGTACTGCCGTATCAGCTGCTAACCCAACCTACCAATTTTCAATATTGGTAAACAACCTAACTCCACTAGGTCAGGGTGGCGTGGCTGAAGTTGCTAACTCTTCAATGACCTTTACAGTAAACTCCGTAGTAACAGTATCGCCATCAGTGGCGTTCTAACCTAGGAGTAATAATGGCAAAGCTAAAGATAACAAGGGCTAATGGTGAAGTATCGGATCACAAGATAACACCAGGTGTCGAGTACGCTTTTGAGTTGAAGTACGGCGCTGGAATTTCTAAAGTCCTACGTGAGCATGAGAGGCAGACCGAAATATTTTGGTTAGCTTATGAATGCTTGCGTAGGTCTGGCGCACAAATACCTTTATGGGGTACTGAGTTTATTGATACTTTAGAAACTGTAGAGGTATTAGACGAAGAAAAAAAATAGCAAGGCGTGATTCGCTAGTTTATAGCATCGCTGCATTAAGCGTAGAAACTGGGATAGCGCCAAGTGAGTTTATTAACATGGACTCAGAAATGATTAATGCAATAGTGCAAGTGCTAGAAGATAGAGCCAGGAGGGTTAGAGATGCCAGTCGTGGTAAACGGCGTTAAACAACTCCAAAAGGCTATGCGTGAGGTTGAGCCAGAATTAAATAAACAGATGGCTAGAGATATTAAGTCAGCTATGTTAATAATAAGAGACAAGGCACGTGGCTATTTACCGCAACAATATCAAGTATTAAGTGGTTGGGGTAAAGGCACTGTATCGCAAGAAACTATCAAATATAGAGCATTCCCAGCATACGATTATAATTTGGCCAAAAATTTAATTAAATATAACGCTGGTACTAATAGACGTAATCAATCAGGTTTTGCAGCTGCATTTTATGTTGCCAACATATCTGCACCTGGCGCAATTTTTGAAACAGCAGGTCGCAAAAATCCTAGAGGCGCTGCAAATTCACAAAGTCTTAATCCAAATGCTGGCATTAATTTTATTGAGTCGGCTGAATCTATTAGTCAGATGAAAGGTCAAAATAAACAAAGAGGTCGTTTAATTTATAGAGCATGGTTTGAAGAATCTAATAAAGTCATACCAGCAGTTGTTAAAGCAATTAACACAGTGGCCACAGATTTTAATAATAAAACGCAATTACCAAAGGCGGCATAATGGCCAATTTAATTGTTAGTGCAGTCAGTACCTTTGATAATAAAGGATTAAAAAAGGGTCGCAAAGAAGTTAGTGCGTTTGAAAAACAAGTTAAAAGTTTTGCCAAAGTATTTGCTGCTGCATTTAGCGCACAGAAATTATTAAATTATAGTAAGCAAGCAGTTAAAGCGTTTATGGCCGATGAAAAGGCTGCAAAGTCGCTAGAGCAACAATTAAAAAACACAGGTTACCAATTTAGCGCACCAGGCGTAGAGCTATACATAGCCAATTTACAAAAAGCCACAGGCGTAGTAGATGATGAATTGAGACCAGCATTTCAACAGTTATTAACAGTTACTGAATCAATTACTACAAGCCAAGATGCCTTAAATACAGCTCTAGACATATCAGCTGGCACTGGCAAGTCTTTATCACAAGTAACCGCAGCACTATCACGTGCCTACGCAGGAAATACTACAGGATTAAGCAGGTTAGGCGCTGGCCTAGATAAAGCCTTATTAAAGGCTGGCGACATGGATGCAATTATGGCTGAGCTCAATAATAAGTTTGCAGGTCAGTCAGCAGCTAGATTAAAAACCTATGCAGGTCAAATGGACTTATTGCGTGTGGCATCACAAAATGCACAAGAGATTATTGGCAAAGGTTTATTAGATGCAATTACTTCATTATCTGATGACAACACAATAGAAAATTTAAGTTCAGATATGGAAGATTTTGCCACAGCAACCAGTGAGGTAATTGTCGGTTTAGGACAAGTTGCTGCAAAATTAAAAGCAATAACAACTATTCCAGGTTTAGGCAGCATTTTTGATGTTGCAAATATACCAGTTATAGGCGCTTATATTGGCGGTTTGCGACAAATTGGTAGAAATGTTATGTCGCAACAAGATCGTGGCGGTCAAGAAAGAACAGCAGCTCGTATTGCAGCACTACAAAGAAAACAAGAAATTAGAAATATTAGAGAAATTAACACGCTGCGCAAAGATGAAATTACACAATTAAAAGCAAAGACAGCTGTAGATAAGTTGAAAGATCAGTTTGATATAGAACGCATAGGCTTAACTAAAGCGTTAAATGAAACTACTGATGCAGAAACTAAATTAAGACTACAAGCAAAAATAGCCATATTGGATAACAACGAAGCACTGGCTAAGAAATTATTGGCAGAGTTAGAAGCTGCTAAGGCCGCCTTGGCTTTGGCAGAGGCAGCACGTAAAGCAGTTGAAGCATTAGGCACATTTGATCCATCACGTTTTAGACGTGGTGAAGAAGCATCTATGGAAGGCTTATCAATTTTAAGTGTATTGGCTGCATTGGGAGCATTAAGTGGTGGTTTAGATAAAACCATTAGCACAAACGAGATAACAGGCACATTAGGTGGCAGCATATTTGACCCATCATTTGTGAGACGTGGTGAATCTAAGGATTTAACGATAACTGTAGATGTAGCACAATCAGGCGATAGATTTGCAGCCTTAATAGCCGAAAGTATCCAGGTAGCGACTAAGTCTGGTATCTCTTATGGGGTAGCAGGTGGTTTATAGTGGCAGTACCTACAGTCAATGCAATAATAAATTTTAGCACTGGGCCAGCATTTGCTCAAGCATTTATAATCGGATCAGGCATATTTGACACAAACGTATTAGCGGATGCAGCGGCTGTTATTGTCGATGTATCTAACCAAGTAAATCGTATTGAAACAAAGCGTGGCCGTAATGCGTTAAGTGATGAGTTTCAAACTGGCACACTTACCTTGCGTGTATTAGATCAAAATGGCGATTTTAATCCAGAAAATCCTGCAAGTCCCTATTATACCTATTTAACACCCATGAAAAAGGTGCAGATTACTGCTACATACAGCGGCACTACTTATTCTATATTTTCTGGATTTATTACAAGCTACGTTACTAATTATCCAAGAGAAGCAGAAGATGTAACTTATACAACTATTCAAGCTGTAGATGCATTTAGATTAGCGCAGAATGCCCAGATAAGCACAGTAGCCAGTACCAGCGCTGGTCAATTATCAGGCACAAGAATTAACAAAATATTAGATCAGATTTCATGGCCAGCAACCATGCGTGATGTTGATGCAGGTTTGACCACTATGCAAGCAGACCCTGGCACAAATAGAACTGCTTTAGCTGCATTAACTACTGTGGCCAATAGCGAGTACGGCGCATTTTATGTAGATGCAACTGGCTCATTTGTATTCCAAGATCGCACAGTAACTGTCAGTTCAGTAGCTGGAACTCCAACAGTATTTGCCGATGATGGCTCAGGTATAAGT